CACCCTGAACGCATGGAGATGTATCAACAGCAGGAAGAACAGAAGAGCGCGTCCGTAGTTTCGCTATATCAGGCGGGGATCATGACATTAGATGAAGTACGTGAGCACATGAACCTTGCGCCGTTAATTAGCGCTAATGTTTCTAACGATACTCCCACAAACATTGCAGGGGTAAACTCCAAGTCAGCATTACCTGAAATATTCGGTTATCACCTTGAAAACGGCGTTGTGAGTAAAAATGAAACCCGTGAAAGGTTAGGGTTAGCACCAATTGACGATAAACAGGGTGATGAATTGCGTAAGCTGCAATCTCAAATGGTTGTACTCCAAAGCATTGTAAATACAGGCATACCGCTATCTGACGCTTTGCCTTTGGTTGGATTGAAACCTCTTTCTATGTCAACTGACAACGGACAGCAACCGGACAGCAATCGGACAGATGCCGCGCCAACCGTTGAGGATAAGACTAAAAACGATGCGCCGCTGATGAAAACTACGCACGATCACGAACACGTAGAAAGCTCGGCAACGGCTGAGTTGGAGAAGTGGCAAGCGGTAGCCTTAAAGCGGTTGAAGGAAAATAAGGTTACTAAAGCGTTAGAGTTTACGAGTACGGTTCTCCGACCTTCGATGGTGGAAGCGATCAAGGGAAACCTCGAAAACGTAACCGACGCAACCGAGATTAAGCGCGTATTCTCAAATGCGCTAGAGTGGGCAGCATATCCATAATGGCGAACCGTGAAGATATAGAGGCACGGATTGCACGTATACTCGGCAAGGTCAACCGTGAAGCCTATGACCGTATTAAAGAGTTACTAGGCGATCCTCCGAAAGCGCAAAACCTAAGCGGGGCGGCATGGGAAGAAATACGCGGCATGTATGATCGCGCGTTATTGCCGCAACTTGAAACCGTATACCATGACGCGGCGGAAGGGATGCTTAGTCAGTCGTCTATCGGTGTGGATTGGAACTTAATCAACAAACGCGCGGCGGATTGGGCGCGGTCGTATACCTATGATCTTGTTAGCGGAATTGTCGATAACAGTCGGGCAAGTATTCAGGACGCGGTAGGCGATTTCTACGCCGGACGGCTAGACCTCGGAGCATTGCAAGATCGCTTAGGGCGTGTATTTTCACCTGTGCGTGCCGAGATGATAGCAATTACCGAAACCACACGAGCGGCGGCGCAAGGTGAGGCGGGTTATGTTGATGAATTGCGTAAGCTCGGGGCGGTAATGGTTGCAGTCTGGAATAGTGAAAATGATGGAAGTGTATGTCCTTTATGCGCTCCGTTAAACGGCAAACGGCAGGGTGACGGATGGCGTGACCTCCCGCCGCGTCACCCACGGTGTAGATGCAACGTGAGCTATGAAGCCGTGCTACCTGATGAATACACGCCAACAGCAAGCGCACCCACAACACCCTACACTATGCCTTACGGCGCTGATATTCCGATTGATGTAGGGACGCCGGGTAAGACACAACAAAGCCTCAACACGTTCTTAAACAATAGTGATGGCGCGTTAGCCCGTGCGCTAAAAGGTATTGACGATGATGACTTTGAGAACAGTTTATTAAATCTTAACTTCGATACTGACCAATTTGAGGTGAACAAAGACGCGGTTAAGTATCAAGCGGATGTGTTCTTAAACGAGTCGCGTTACATGGTTAACTACAACAAGTCATATCTCATGGATATGGTTCAAGAACGGTTAACAAATAGCGGGATTAACATCACTGACCCGCTACAACTTGAGGAGATTTACAACCGTGATTATGCCTACAAAGCAAAGGCAATCTTAACCGCCGCTGATGTAGGGAACATTAAGTTAACGGTTGCGCAGCGTGATCGGTTAAATAACTCGGCAGATATGGGCTATTTAGACATGGTGTTAACCGAGAAGTACAACCGTACAAAGTACGCCGCCCCTGAGAAAATGAAGGGCAGCGGTGATTACAGCGCAAGCGATAGCGCTCGACGGCAAAAGCGGCAAGACTTCTTAGAGGTTCTAGGGCGTCTTGACTTAAATGGATAATAGGATTATCTTATAGCTATGGAACACCAAGACGTAATCATTGAGCCGAGTAAATGGGACGGGCGACATATCACCTATGTTGACCGTTTTAAACTTGTCCACACTGGGAATGTCATCGGTCAAGAACCGGGCGGTAAAATCCTGTTTATCCAATCGGATAAGCGCAAGATTGAGAAGGCAACTTGGCATTTCACTATAGATAGCCGAATTATCAAAGCAGTCCTTGACCCAATAGTCTAATTCTCACAACATCCACACATAACCGAAACCGCTTAACAGGCGGTTTTTTGTTGTCTAAGGCTACCTATGAACATCAAGATTGACAGCGCAGCGCTACAGGCCGCCCTAAAGCGAAAGATGGGTGTTAAGGGCTTAAAACTAGGGCTTGCTGTTGCTGCGTTAGAAGTAGCGGGGAAGTTCAAGCAAGTGCCACCGGAAAGCCACCGCCCCCAATCGCAGTATTGGACGGCGAAACAGCGGCGCGGGTTCTTTTATCACCTCAATAAGGGGGATATAGAAGTACCGTATCGACGCGGCATGAGCAAGAAGAGCCAAAAGCTCTCACAGTCATGGACGACGGAAGCGCGTAATGATGGCTTAGTTCAAGTGATTGGTACAGCAGTGAGCTATGCGCCCCGTGTACAGATGGCAGGTAAGCAAACGCAGTATCACAAGGTAACGGGCTGGAAAACAGACGACACAATCGCTAAAGAAGAAGAGCCGAAAGTTAACCGCACGGTTGAGTATTACATCGAAAAGGATTTGTAATGGATAACGAAGTCAAGGTTATGTCATTAGATGAACAATGTGAGATTGTAGAAAAGGCATTTGCCGCACAATTCCCGCCCCCCGATACTATGTCTATGTTGATGAATGAGGTGGGTGAGAATGAGGACGAATGTGAAGTCTATCCCGGTTATGTGATCTATTGTGATAAAAGTGGTTTTTGTTGGCAGGTGACTTACACCATTAGCGCGGAAGGTGTTGTATTTATCCCCCGTGAGCAGTGGTTAAAGGTCGAAAAGCAATGGAAGCCGATGAAATCCGAAAACGTGGAAGCCGACACCTTAATAGCATACGGCAGTGAGATTAAGGCCGCGCAAGATGGCAGCGTAAAGGGTTATCTTGTGCGCTTTGGTACGCCTGATGAGGCAGACTTCGACGGTGATTTCTTCACTGTGAATACTGACTTTGGGTTTACGGGCGAAATCAAGACGCCGATTTACTACCACCACGGGCTAGACCCCGTTATGAAACTGCGTAAGTTAGGCGAGGCGACTATCGGCAAAGATAGTGCGGGGGTTTGGATCAAAGGGCAACTTGACCTACGCGACGAATACGAGCAAGCTGTTAACGACTTGCTGATTAAGCGCAAGAAGGCGGGATGGTCTAGCGGTACAGCTTCACATCTCGTAGAGCGCAAGGCAGTCGGCAACGCGAAAGAAATCACCCGTTGGCACTTGGGGCTAGATGCAAGCATCACCCCGACGCCCAACGATTACCGCAACGTGGCGAGCATCAAGACGTTGCAAGCCGAACCCGTTTCGATTAAATCGTTAATCACCAGTCTAGCGACTGAGACAGATCAACCGGAGGCGCAAACACCGGAGGCCGAGCAATCGGCGGTGAGCGCGGGTGAACCTGCCAACGTGCAACCGACTGAGATTAAAAGCGCAGTACAAGACACTGCGTTTTTGTTACCCCAATCTAGTGACAATGGAGAAGAGAACATGAATGAAAATGCACAAGCTCCGGTTGAGACTGTTTCCAAAGCCGACTTTGACGCTTTGAAGGGACAACTGGACATTATTCTGAAGTCGCCTGCACTCAAGACCGCCGAAGTGAGCTTGAGTCAAGCGGAAGAAATCAAAGCCAACAGTGATAACGAACTCAAGGCTTTTGAGAACTACGCCCGTTATGGTACGAAGTCGTCAAACCTGAAAGCGGCATTGAACGAAGGGACAGCCGCACAGGGCGGTTATCTCGTTCCTGTTCAGTACAGCAACGATCTGGTTGTACAACGCCGTTACCTGTCCATCCTACGTGCAGCAGGCGCGAAGGTTATCAAGGTTGATGGTACGAACTCGTTTAAAGTTCCGACCATGACCGACAGCGCCGCCGCTGTGTTGACTGCGGAAGCAGCTTCCTTCGATGAAAAAGAACCGACTTTCGGTGAAGTGACATTCGTTCCTTACAAGTACACCAAACTTGTTAAGGCTTCAGATGAAACCCTGAACGATAGCCGTATTCCGATCATGGATATTGTTGGGCAGGATGCTACTCAGGCATTTGCCGCCGCTGAAAACGCCGCGTTTACTACCGGCACGGGTTCAAGTCAACCGCAAGGCGTGGTGACTGGCGCAAGCGCGGGTGTTACCGCCGCTGCAACGGGCGCGATTACCGCCGATGAAGTCATCGGTTTGTATCATTCGTTGGCAGACCTGTACCGTATGAATGCGGTATGGATGATGAATGATGCAACCTTGAAGGCTATCCGCGTGTTGAAAGACACCACAAACCAGTACTTGTGGTCGCCCGGCTTGGCAACTGGCGAACCGTCAACCCTCCTCGGTCGCCCGGTGTACATCAACAACAGCATGGCGACGATGGCAACTGGCGTTAAGTCGGTTCTGTTCGGTGACATGTCCTACTACTGGATCGCAGATTTCGGCGGCATGGAAATGAAGCGCCTGAACGAACTCTACGCCGCCAATGGTCAGGTTGGGTTCACTTGGTACAGCCGTTTTGATGCTCATGTAATGTTGAGCGCGGCAATCAAGGTTATTACTCAGGCTTAATAGCCTGCCGTTTGTTATATGGGGGCGGTTCATTCGCCGCCCTCGTATCATTGAGGAGTAATTATGTTAGTTAAAATGCTTGTATCGTGCGCAGGTTCGGACGATGGGAAGTTTATATCCCCTAACGTGGGTGATGTAATCGAGCTTTCAGACGCAACCGCTAAAGAGTTTGTTGCTATCGGTTACGCGGAAGCTGTGGAAACTGTGAGCGAGGAAACCCCCGCCCCAAAGCCTAAGCGTAAAAACTAGTTAACGGGATTTTGGCGCAACGACAGCACGAGTACCGCCGCGAAAGCGAATAGCGCAATAGAAATCACGCCGTAGAAGGTTGCTTGCGGGTAAATTATAGCGATGGATACCGCATTATTAGGCATCCAGCTATAACGCGCGGGGAATGTAAACGCATAGATACCAACCGCGACACCTGCCAACATGACAACGGCGGTAAACAACTCAACAATAAAGCGCATATTGACACCTCATATTAGTAGTAATACTTCACATCATAGCATGAAACGGCAACCATGACACCTGAAATTATGCGGTATCTGGGCAGTCTAGCGCAATCGGTTCTTAGTGAACCGGGGCTAGTGCTAGAGGTGGGGAGTCTTAACGTCAACGGTACGGCGCGGTATGCGTTCTCACATGCTACGGGTTACTGTGGAACGGATATGCAAGCGGGTGATGGGGTAGACATGGTGGTAAACAATACCGACCTGCTAGCCACGTTCGGCGCGGGTTCATTTGACACGGTGGTATGCTGCGAAACGTTGGAGCATGACTGCGATTACATGGGAACGGTTCGTCAACTGCGTGAGATCGTAAAGGTTGGCGGGTATCTTGTTATCACAACGCCGTCGTTTGGTTTTCCTGAGCATTTATATCCCAAACATTACGCAAATTTTGGGCAAGATGCATTCCGTGAATGGTTCTTTGACGGAATGCAAATAGTTGACCTTCGATACATTGACAGCAGCATCGGCGCAAACACAACCACAGTTGGAATTGCGAGGAAGGCTACAGTATAATAAACCTCGTTAGGGGGTAGCTTAGTCGGCAGAGCATCGGGAGTAGCGGTGAAATTGAAGATCGCTAAATATATTCACCGAAGGCGGAGGTTCGACTCCTCCACCCCTATTATAATCATGACTACATGGGCAACTATAGATAACTCCAAAAAGAGGTAGAATGTATGTGGCCTAATATTGATAAAAGCAACCGCCTTGTATTTCCTATGCCAGAACCCATAAAGGTGGAATTTAATCAAATATCAACCGAACTCGAACGGCTAAAAACCACATGCTATTTACAACGTTTAGAGATAGAGATTGCAAAAGATTTCAATGAGTATCCTAGTAATGATGGGAGGATACTTATTAGAGATAGTAGGCAATTTTTAATTATCACTTTTTTAGTTGAGGATACATTGGAGAGTGTTTACATAATCACTAGTGCAATTGTAGCGATTATGAATAAATACGCAGGTATTCCCCTTACATGAGCAACTATGACACAAAAAGCGAAACCGTCTAACCTATTTACAAATAACCACTTAGTAAAAGCTGAGGTTGTTTCTGACAACGCCTCGGTTATTGATCCGATAATAGCTAATGCTACGGGTGGGGTTATGTCTGTTGAGTTAGACGAAACAATGTTGCACGATATGAACTTCGGGTTATTCGTGTGTGTGCACCTGCC